TTTTAATTAACTTTTTAATAGCTTCATTAAAGTCATTAATATCTTTATAATCACGTTGATTTAAAAATTTAATTGAAGGTTTATATGTGGTTATAATTTTATCCAGATTATTATTATATTCTGACATTATTATTTCTATTTATATATAAGTGTATAAAATATTTATTCAAATATATGACTTTTATTGATTATATTGAGAGCCTATATCAATCTTTGGATATATATCGGGCAGTTATTTTAGTGAAGGATTGTGCTTCCATCCCTTATATATCAAATGAACTCAAAAATAAATATCATAATCCAGTAGTGATTAATGATACCACCATCATTAATTATGATTATCGTTTATTTATCACAGATAATATTGATAACCTCTGTAAATTCACCAAAAATAGTTATAATTTAATTATAGTTGTTTAAAATAATAATTTCTTATTTAAAGATAGATTTTGAATGGTTAAAAAGTCAAGTAATAATACTCGATTATATATAGTTCTTGGAATTTTAGCCTTTGCGATTATAATTGGAACTATAGCAGGAAGTAGTTATAAAGAACTTTTCACCAATCCATCCAAGGAAATTGTTTATTTATATATGGAAAGCTGTGGGCATTGCAAAAACTTCACTCCCATATGGAATAAGATTGTGGCAAATAATAGCAATAACTTCACCTTTAATAAATATGATTTAAATACTGATGCCAGAGGTAAGGAATTGGCTGATACTTATAATGTTACATCTGCTCCCACTATAATGATGTTACCGATACCAGCAACTGCTACTAACGTAGAGAAGCAAAAACATTTCTATGAGGGTGACAGAACTGAAAGTGCTATAATGGCTTGGGCTAATTCCTTCTAATAAAATTATCTTATCATAATAGAATGAATAAATCAAACAAAATTTCATTATATGATTTATATGAAATTAAAAAGAAAAAGGAAATTAAGAGCTCCGCTGTTTTCAATCATTTATTAGAAATTTGCTATAAGAAAATTAAACACGTAGCTGAACACGGCGGGATGTCTCTCTATCATAAAATACCACCGATTGTTATTGGATTCCCAATTTATGATTATAATAGTTGTATGGAATATATAATGAAACAATTACGATTATCCGGATTACACGTAACACAATTGCTTGAACCCAATAATAACTTTCTTTATATATCCTGGAAATTAAATGATATTTCTCAAAAAGCCAAAGCACGATTATTATTGGAATAGAACTATTCCACTTCTTTTTCTTCTTGATTATAAGTATTCATATAATCATTCAATTCCTTAAATCCCTGTAAGAAGAGGTTATTAATATCCTCTTCATTTAAACTGAAATCGATACAATTATCATTTACGACGGGATTAAAAATACTTCGAATGGGACTATTATTAATGATTAAAAAGTTGGGATGACAGGTAATTTTATTATAATAACATAACTTATAAGTATTATTATAAAAGATATGAATGATGTTATATAAATAAGCAGAAAAACTTATCTCCTTATTTTTCTCAATAAATGGGGTGTTATAATCACTTTTAACATTCAAAGCCACACCAAGAATATTATCTTTATTAACATCCTCAAAACAATCAATAGGAAAGTTATTTGTCAAATAACCATCAATATAATAATAACCATCAATCAATATTGGTTTTGATAAAAACGGAACACACATTGAAGCAGCTACCGCGTCTATGATTGATATATCAGGTGTATCATTTACATTAAAAATTACATTACTTCCATCATTTACGCGTGTAGCACTCACGAAGAGATTTACACCAGTTTTTTTGGATAATTCAATAAAAGTTAAATCATCTTGTTGATAAGTCTCCTTAATAAACTCTCGAATATCGTCGAAATAGTTAAGAGAGGAACCCAAACCATAGGTATCAATGATGTTTAAAAAGGCCTCACCGTTAATCTTTGTTAATTTCGGGTCACTACAAACCTTATAAATAATCTTTTCCAGTCTTTCGATAGGTATTTTAAGGGCAAATGCCATAACAAAAAAAGCTCCCATTGAGGTACCAGAAACATTTCTAATTAATTTATCAAGATTATAACAATAGATATATCTCAAAACACCACATAAACATAGAGTTCGTAAAGCATTTCCACCAAAAACTAAATGGGTTATATGCTTCATATATAAATGAATAAATATTTCAAGTCTTTAAATTGAAACCAATTTCGTTATTTGGTCTATAAGAACTATGATAACTATTCCTAAAAATATAAATAAGAAAAGATTATATAAATTAACATCAATTTTAATATTATTCATATTTGTAAATTGTTCAATGTTTTCCGAGGAACTCGCCTGTTTTTTAAAATTATCTCTTAAACTTCTTAAATAATTGGCAAGAAATGGGGTAGTTCTATATTCCTCCGATTGGTCTGTATTATTAGTCTTTATATCATTTACGGTTAAATAAGCGTCCATTTCGTCATAATCATAACCCCTAATACCATCTTTTTTATAATCATTTTTAGGTTTATTATCGGTCATATCGAGGACATTTAGAAATTTCTTTACGGATTCATCAGCACAAGGAATTGGGACGGTATAAGGAGGAGCTTGAAGTGGTTTACAACTTTCCTTTCCATCCTTATCGTCGCTCTTTTTTTTCTTTTTATTAACGGTTTTATCATCATTTGGATAGGCTTCGTCTAATAAGGAAAAGTTTATCATTTTCTATAATTATTATTGAAAAGAAAAAAAATAATAATTATAGAATGGACATTAATTTATTTATACGATATTTAATATTGGGAATTTTGAGTGCGTATCTGTTGATTTATGGATTGAGACCATCCGTCCCTTATCCTGAGGCTGTACTTGAATTTTATGAAAATTTTTGGTTATTATTATTACTCGTAATTATCAATTTCTATGTCTATCAATGGGACACTAAAATAGGCCTGCTTTTATGTCTGTCAATTGTTGCCTTAATTTTCGATATGATACAATTTACAAATTAACAATGATATAAGAAAAATATCATAAAAATAATTAATGTCTGATACGGGTAAAGAGCTCCTATTATCTTCTTTAACCTCTTATTATTCCAAGAATGAGGAAAATAAATTTACACTTAAAGACATTATAGAAGGAAAACATCAATTATCATTGCGTATGATTGATTGGTTAGTAACTATTTATGCAAAAAATAATAATATCATTTATTGGACTTGTGTGGATAATGATAATATTTATTATCATCTTCCTGAAGGAAATGCTAATAAATATAGAAAGATTAACCTTTATCTTGATTATAGAGCACAATTAAAATCATTTAAGAAAATTAATTTTGATGCTTTTCGTCGTCACGATAGAATAACTTTTATCATAGACCCAATAAAACAACAATCTATTGAAACAACGATAGGACAGCTTAATTTTTTCAAATGGGCTTTTAGTAATAAAATTATTTATTATGCTATGGACAATCAAAAAGGTATTTATGAGAATATGTCAAAGAATACTTATAAGAAAGTATTAAAAGATAAAAAGAAGGTTATTATGCCTCGTCAAGATATCGTAAACACTAAATGTTTTGTTTCTTTCGATTAATAATTAATATTAGCACACCATAATGAACCATTATATTTATTTTTTTTTTTTAGTTCATTGATATAATTCATATCAACTAAATCCGGATGAACATACCAATCCTCAAAAGCAACACTTAAATCTTGTTTATCATTAATATTTTCAAAAACCATAACATATCCATATTTTTTAAATATCTCAATAGATTTATTTTTGGTATCTATATATACCTGTTTTTCTTCATTAGAATATTCAGGGTTAGAAGCTTGATATATATCGTGTTCAAATGTAACTACCGCAAATTTATATTTATCAAAAATACCGGAACTGTCAAAAAGTTCAATTAACTTTAATGTAGAACCATTACCGGGTTCTAAATCTATTTGTAAATAATCTATATTTTTAGGAACATTGTTTTTCAAAAATAACTCATTATAATCAATTAATGTTGCATCATTTAATATATGAATACTGTTTGGTCTAACCTCTTTATACTTATCAAAATACTTATCATCATATTCAATCATAATTCCTTTCCAATTAAAATGAGTTTCTAATAGAAATGTATTATTAATTACAATAGGGTCATTTGAACCAAGCTCCACAAAATATCCGTTTTGTTTTCCTTTAAGAATATTTAAAATAAATACATCTTGTTGCGCCTGACTATATAAATATCTATTCATAATTATATAAAAATAAAATCACCCTTATATTAATTTAATAAGAGGGGGCACTACCGATTTCAAATGAAACAGGGCGAACATCCGGCTCTATGGTAGATATTAACCACGGACTTACTGCTATTTGAGGATTGGGGATTTCTGAACGTAATTGTAAATTAGCATTTCGTAATGATTGACCAACGGTATTTATACCTAAATGATATCCAGCGGTTAAGAAGTTTTTATCAGTAATATCCCCAATACTGGAGGGATTTACTTGTGCCCATTTAAGATTAGCATCTTTAGGTAATAAATCATCTTTAGTTAAACGGTCACGCTTGAAACAAGTGGTGGGGTCTTGAGAAACTTCATTGGTGCCTGCAAAACCTTCCTTGATTTCTGCAGTGGCAGAGTCTTGTTCATAAGGAGCTATATTCCCCATATTAGCGGACATTTCAGCTGATTTAGCTACATAAGGGTCATTAGAAGCAACACTTTTTCTTTGAGGGGCTTCGGCAAAACTTTGCCCAATCTCATTTGCAAAGCTATCGTAACTCTTCATTTCAGAGTTATCATCTACAAATCGCTCGACTCTATCGACCTTACATTTAGAGTTATATGAAAGTAATAGAAGTAATATAAGCAGAAGTAATATGGCAATGGAAAAGGAAATAACAATTGAACTAGTTGAACCCATTTATAAATGTCTATCTATTATCATATAAAGATAAAATAATATTTTTTAATTTATCTATTTTATTTTCCCAGATTTTTATATTATTTTCACTAATAATTTCATTATAAAGGTTTTTAGCATTATTTAGCCCGGTTTTTAGCTTTTCAATTTTACCACTGACCTCTTCTTCATACGAAATCAAGTCAAAACGCCATTCTTCCTCGATTTCTCTTCTATTCCAATCGTTCATTGCTGATTCATCATTTAAATCCTCAATACTTATATATTTAAGTGCCCACTTATTTATAATAGTCTCTTTATTAATATAAATACCTAAAAAGATAATATCTATATTTATAATTAAATTCTTATTTTTTTTGTTAGCTGCCAAGAAATTAATTAATTCTACTATGCTCTTTTCTTCCTCATTTATATATATCTCAGTTTCTATTTTATTACTTAAAATAATAGTAAGTGAACTCTCATCATTATCATAAGAATTAATATAAATATCATTAATATTAACATCTTCTTCCGCATTATCATTTAAATAAGATTTAGCATCCACATCAATTTCATTTATAGTTTTGATACTTTCCTTATTTTTACCAGGGATAAGATTGATATCTATATAAAAACCATTGTTATCAGATAGTTGCTTCACATTTTTAATTTTAATTTCGCTTAACTCCAAAGCTATCTTCTCCTGAGAATTACAAATATAGTTTTTACCTCGTTTCTGCGGAATTTTAAATAAATGTTTCATTCTTATTAATATTAAGGTAATTCGATTAATAAGAATGACGCATAACAGTAAACTTATTGGATTAATCATTAAATTTATCAAGGATGAAATATTGAAGTCAGATATAAGAACGGAAATAATAAAACCTATATTAATTTATACCCTTTATTATATCATCCCCTTTTTAATTATTTTTATCCTATTGAATTTTATAACAACTATTACAGCTGTTTTTCTTGTTTTCAACTTTAGAAAATAAAATATATATAAATTAATAGAATAAAATATGTTAAAGAATAAAAAAGCGGGTTGTTCCTCGTATGCCAGCGTAAGTGACGATTATATCCTTTATAATAAAGCGACTAAGCCTGTATCTGGTGGTGCCAAACGTAATTCTAAAAAAGGTGGTGCCGATTTTATGTCATCCATTCCATCTGCCTTAAAAGATGCTACTACTGCTCTAAGCCAACTCAATCCCACTCCAGCTGCTACTAAGGGTGGCAAAGGCGGCTGTAACAGCTGTCAAAGTCGCGGCGGTGCTCGTGGTGGTGCAGTTGAATTAGCTCCATTTGCTGCTTCATTAGCTTTCCTTGCTGCTCGTATGGCTGTAGATAAGGAATTAAACTTCAAGAAATTAATGGGTATGGGCAAGGCCAAAAGTGCCACTACCAAAACTCGCAAATCCCCTTCTTCCAAATCCAGCAAAGCCAAGTCCGTTTAAGTATATTTCATCTTATTTTTACTTTCATTTAAATATATAATTGATTTTGATATTATCTCATCATTAATCACGTGCGGATTATTTTTAATAATAAACCAACCTCTTTTATAGGTATCTTCGTCTGTCTCAAATGGCTCTTTTTCTATTTTAAAGATAAAATTGTCGTGAATAATAATGATAAAATTAGTAGCAGCCATATTTTAATTTAAATACTATTTCATAATCATTTTTTATATAAAGATGAAATTACTCCAATTATCCTCATCTTTATTTATATCCGTAGTTTTTCACGCTTATTATTTAAATGATTATATTTATCACCATTTATCTTTACTAATTACCGTTCTTAGTTTATTGACCCATCAAGAAAAACCAAATGAAATTATTCGATTTATAGATAAAGTGGTGGCACAATCAACTTATATGTATATAAATATTTATGATACACCTATCATTTTCCATAATAATAAAATTATTGTAATCGCACCACTATCCATTTTAGTCATTTACATATATGAATTTATTTATCCTAAATATTCAAAGGGACTTCATATCAATCATTACCTTACATTTATATCTCCAATTAAAATAAAAAATGATTATTTTTTATTAAAATAACAATCATTCATAATGGTCGAAATGTGTATGCATCTATTGGTATTCCCCCTTTCCTTATATATTTCCGTATCCATAATCATAACTTATATCTATAATCTCATCTTCGATTATAATTGAATTTATTTTTTGTGATTATCTTTTAATTATGGAATTGAAAGATATTGATAATCGTTTGGAATTAACAGAAAATAATATTCATATTACATTACAATCCATCTTAGCTGTCCCTACAATTCCTGATACCATTAATGTTAGTAAATCAATATACACAGATACAAATGTTGATACTTGGATATCTAAATTACCAATTACGCGCGGAGGTTCCATAATAATTGATAAGATTATCAAAAACCCGATTCGTAATAAGGAATTACTTATACAAAGACAAAAGACCTCATATGATATCTTTAAATATCAATTAGAAATTCTCAAAGAAAAAGAAAAGGATATCTTATGGATTATGACTTTAAAAGATGAAATTGACGATGATATGAGTATGAATCTATTATTTCCATCTACTTATATCATCAATCGTCTCAATAATTACCGAGCCTTTCTCGATTGTTATCACTTATATAAGATTATATTTACACCCTTCAGTTGTATTTTTTACCCCCTATCCATTTTCTTAACCCCCTATTATTATCTTAATAAATATATGCATTTAAACCTGAGTTTCTTCAAATACTTAACTATCCTATTTCAATTTTTAAAAATGATGTTTAAACCCTCGGGTAATTATCGAAAGGATTTTATAAAACTTGTAACCTTTATGATATATGTCTTTATATACATCTATGGGATGTATCAAACCTTTTTAATTTCATATATCACATATAAACTTCGAGAAAAGTTGTTAATAAAAATAAAGGGATTGGTGGATTTTATTAAAACCTCTCTTATTATCATCAAACGGTCTAATTTTATATGGAAAACTTATGATATTTTTAATTTAAATAATGAAGAGGTGTTTAGAGCCATTCATAAATTAGATGAGATTAAATATGATATATCAACTATTTATAAATTATGGAAAGATGCTGAATTTAAAAAGTCAATCATAATTATTCTAAAAGTTATGTATCTTCTCGATGTCATTAATACCATCAGTAAACTAAAGAAGAGTAAAAATTGGACATTACCTGAATATTTGACAGATGATGGTGAAACAAAAATATGGGGTATGGGTAATCCACTTCTCGATAATAATCAAATATTTAATCCCATTAGTCTTGATAAAAATATAATTATCACTGGGGTGAATGCCGGCGGAAAAACTACTTATGTGAAATCGATTGCAGCTAATATAATCCTTGCTCAAACCTTTGGAATTGTAAATGGTTGTAAGGCAAAGGTTCTTTTATATGACGCGATCATTTCATTTATGCGTGTTCGTGATGAGGTGGGCGTGAAATCATACTTTGAAGCTGAAACTGATTGTTGTAATCAGATGATAATGATAGCTACTGATTTATATGAAAGAAAAAAGAAAGGTCTTTTTATTCTTGACGAACCCATGCATTCCACCCCTCCCATTGAAGGAATGTCTGTAGCTCATGCCATTGCTAAATATTTAGGTTCTTTAGAAGGAATCACAACTATAATAACAACTCATTTCCATAATTTAATATCATTGGGTGATAACAATCGATTTATAAATTTAAGCGTGAACGCTATTGAGGATAGTAATGGATATAAATTTGATTATAAAATTAGAAAAGGAGCGTCAAAACAAACCATAGCTATTGAATTATTAAAAAAACAAAAATTTAATGATGAGATTATAAATAGTGCGATTGAAATTAAAAACAAATTATGTAATGAAAATTTAAGATATGATTTATAGTAATTTCCTTTATTACCTATTTGCGTTATTTATAATAATGATTATAATGTACGTAGTTTATAAGATTTTTATATTAGAAAATGATATTTATATCCTCAATGATAGAATTAATAAGATTGAAGTTGAATATGGAATGAGTTCAGTAAATAATCAACCGACAACTCATTCCAATGTCATCTATCCTCCCACTTCTCAAGAGATTGATATGAGTGAGATGATTATGAATGAAATTTTTAATGATAAGATTGATATCATTGATATAGATAAAATGGAAGAACAACCTGTAAAAGAAGAAGAGGTTATTTTTGATTTAAAGAAGGAAGTTATAAATGACGATAAGGAATCAGTGATAAGCTCAAATAACCTAAATAAAAAGAAACTTTTAAAATGGAATTTAGATAAATTAAAAGAGAAATGTGATCAATTGGATTTACCCACTGATGGTACCAAAGCTCAATTAATTGAGAGGATCATGGAAAAAGAAATTCAGCAATAATAGATCTAAAGGTTTATTGTTAATATTACTATTATGATTATAAGAAGGCTTGATAAGAATGATTATGAAAGATTTTTATTTTTAATTAATCAATTTAGAGAAACATATTTTACTGAAAAGGATTTTATTTTTACTTTGGATAAAATCGAGAAAAATAGTGAGATTTGGATTATTGAAATTGATAATAAGATTATAGCATCCGCAACTATTATATTCGAATATAAATTTATTTTTGATATTAGTTGTTTGGCTCATATTGAAGATGTAATCGTTGATATTAATTATAGAAGAAAAGGATATGGCAAAATTCTCATTAATTATCTTACAGAAATAGCAAAAAACAACAATTGTTATAAAATAACATTAGATTGTAATGATACCAATATCAATTTTTATAATGCTTGTGATTTTGAAAAAAGAGGAAACCAAATGTGTTTATTATTATAGTTAGAAAAAGAAAATCTGCAAGTTGTAGAATGAAGGTTCTTTTAATTAATCTCTATTCGACCCCAGATAAATTCAAAAAGAAAAAATTAAATTTCATTAGAATTTTCAAAAATAGAGCAAAGTTGGTCATTAAAAACTGGCAAGATAAGAAAGGAATTATTAAAGAAATCAAAAAAGGAAACGTTGATAGAATTATCTTATCAGGATCTGATTTTCGTATTAAAAAGACAAATAAAGGAATCGTTCCTGATGAGGTATTTACCTCTAAAATTAAGATTCTGGGAATCTGTTACGGATATCAATATATGATATATTATTATTCATCGTTGAAAAATATCAAATCATTTAAAAATCATAGATATGATTTATCATTTCGAATTAACAGACCTTTTAAAGTAAAAAAAACGAATTACAGATTTAACCATCACGATTTTATTGTTAAGTTGCCAAAGAATTGGAAAATAGCTGTTAAATATAGAAATATGATTTATATGGCTTATGATAGATATGGAAATATAGGAGTTCAGTTTCACCCAGAATTTCACAAACAATCGTCAAATCTCTTTTTTAATTATTTTTTCTATAATTGAATTAAAGAATTATAATGATTGTTTATTATTATGGATAATAATTTTGATTTAGGAATAATAAAAATACCTTTATCTGTATTTAAGGAAGTTTATGAAAATCATAAAGATTTTAATAATGAAGGATTGGTAAAAAAAGCCAGGGATTTAATAAATAATTATAATTGTTTTGTTTCAAATTATGATGCTAAGAGTTTATGGGAGAAAAAGAAGATTATGGCTGCTCAAAAGAAAACAACAAAAGTTAATTCGAATAACAGAACACGTCCATTTGTTTTATTAATTGACCTAAATGACGAAGTTAAATATAAGAAGGAATTTACCTCATTTCTTAATAAACTCACTGATATAAACAAAGAAACGATTTACAATAAAATCTCATTATTTATCAAGGTATTAGATGAGACTAAACTTAATTCCTTATTTGATATCTTAATAAATTTCATTAAGGTTTCTTCTAATAATATTTATATTGATGTTCTTTATTTATTTCCTGAGAATTATATTGATTATCACGTAACCAATTATTGTAATTCTTATTTAAATAATAAGCAATGGTTACCTACCGAGGAATTTATAATTGATAATAAAAAGCTTTATCATAATGATAATTACGATAATTATTGTAAATTTGTAAAAGTAAAAAAGCAATCCATATCAATTTTGAAGGCATTGATTAATATAAATAAGAAGTTGGACAGAGAGGAGTTCCTGAGTTTAATTTTAAATGATATCATTGTGGCAGTGGATAATTACATCGATGATAATCAATATAAACATATCACTGAATTTCTTTTAGATGAAATCTTATTAATTCTCGATGTTGTAAATGATAAGAATATTATTAAAAAAATAAAAGATTATGATTTATCTATTTTGGATTATTCGACTAAATTTAAAATAATGAAGGTTATTGATAAATATTCTGTTTGATAAATAGAATGAATATTCAAAAGCAATGTCCGAGTCATCAAATACTTAATCCGAAAACCAATCGATGTGTATCAAAAACAGGAGCTATAGGAAAGAAGTTGTTAATGACTCAAGTAGTTGATTATAAGAAGGCCATTATTACTAATCTTACCGAAATTAAGAATTATTTAATACAACAAAATGATTATTATCGAGTAAAAGCTTATTCAAATGTCCTAACTCAATTATATGCGTATCAAAAACCAATAACCTCGTTGGAGGACTTTAAAGCCAATATTAAGGTAGGTGAAAAGATTTTAGAAAAGGTAAAGGAACTGATTGAAACAAATAAAATTAAATATATAGAGAAAAATATAATCAAAGATGATATTTATAAATTTAAAGAAGAATTAAAAGATGTATATGGTATTGGTTATAAAAAAGCAAATGAACTAATTTCACAGGGAATAACATCTATGGCATTATTAAAGAAAAATCAACATCTTTTAAATGATAAACAAAGAATAGGTCTTATTTATTACGAAGATTTAAGTAAAAGAATTCCGTTGAATGAATTTGAGAAACATAAGGAAAAACTTGAGATTGACCTTAAATCAAAGGGGTTTATATATGAATTTGTTGGGTCTTATCGAAGAAAAGGAACCTCGATGGGTGATATAGACATCCTAATGATGGAAAATAAAAACTTCGACCTACTTTCATTTGTAAATAACTTAAAGGAAATTGGTTATGTAATTGAGGTATTGGCATTGGGTAAACATAAATTTATGGGTATTTGTAAAATAGGTAGAAATCCTGCAAGACGCGTCGATATCCTAATTGCACCTAAAAAGGAATATTACTATTCCCTTTTATATTTCACTGGTTCCGCTGAATTTAATGTAGGCTTTAGAAATTATGTGAAAGCTACTTTTGGGGTTTCTCTGTCCGAACACGGTTTAAAAGGACTTGTAGATAAGAAAGCCCCAGTTATTACAAGTGAAAGAGATATTTTCAACTATTTTAAAATCCCATATTTAAAACCGGAAGATAGAAAAGTATTTATTACGCCAATAAAATAATATTTATAATAGAATAGAATAAAAATGAATTTGAATATAGCATACATAATTAAATTATTAAATTCATTATTGGTAATAATCCTTTTAGCCCTCTTATATTCCTATATAATGAGTCTTGAAAGCAAGGGTTGTGAATGTGCTATGACCCCCAATGTAGGTTTCATTAAGGGCTTCACTCTATTCGCAATTATCTATCTATTACTTACTGCCTTTGTCCCTGAGTCAACTATTCGCCAAACCTTTGGAAATAACCTCCTTATCTTATACAAATATGTTGATTTAATATTCATATTAGTCTTTATTTATTATCTATATGTTGTATTTAGATATACTCGTTATTTAGTGGATGAAAAATGTAAATGCTCCACCGATATGCGTCGTGATATAATTATGATTGGTTCTATTATTGAGCTTATCCTTCTCGTTATCCTATTTATTCTCAGTGTTGTTACCACTGCTATTTTAACCGTCCTTTTCAGCGTCGTTAAGTCGGTTGAGGAAAATAGTGATATTGCTCGAGGAGCCATTCGTGACCCTATCGGTTCCTTTTCCAAGGTTCCGAAAGCTTTGAAAAAAGAAATGTCTGATATCAGTTCTTATGTAAGCAAGACTAGCAAGGAGCTCCGTAAAATTGGCACCAAACGTTCTAAGAAGTAAGCAATTTAGATATTAAGAGTTCTTTTATTTTTACCTTTCACTGATTTATTTAATAATTTAAGGTCAGTGGCATCTTCAATAATTGAAGTTATTTCTTCATCGCTTATAGATAAGGTTTCAATACGATTATCATCATCTAAATTAGGAGTAATCTTATTATGAACATTATTTATAATATGATTAATGTCATTAGTACTTTTATCTCTTGATTGAGGCATCATCGGCATCTTTGGACTATTATTAAATGCCGGTGAATTATTTAAACCTCCAAATAAATTACCAATCATACCAAATAAACCACCTGCGTTTGGTTGTGACTGATTTGAAGGTCTTTGCTGTTGTTGAGGAGGAGCATCCATACCTATACCTGTATTTTTATATACGAATTGTTTAGCAGCAGCATTTTGAAATTGTTTCATTAATTCGGGATTAGCCTTAAAAACCTCTTCAACCCCTGGTATAGAACTTTCCTTAAACATCTTAGATGTTAAATGAAACATAAAAGCACTTCCAGTAAGACTTATAAATAATCGCAACTCTGGTGCCATCTTTTTACCTTTGGATTTATACTTTTCGTGAAGTTCCTCAAAGATATCATCATAATCCGTGATATTCTCGTGAACTTGGTCTGACCATCCCTCTAATTTAATGGCAAATGGGTCATAACGAGAATTTAAATATTCCGTTCCTGATACAAATGCCATAAGCATCTTTCGTTGAAATCGAATACTGGCATCTATGTCCTTATCTCTAACAATTCTTTCATATTCCTGTTTCATTTCTTGTAAGTCACTATTCATATTATAGTTACCTGGAATGGTATAACCCTTTGCCTCCAAACGATTTAATTGATATAAAATTTCACGTTTTTCGCTTATTTCATCTCGTTTTTTTCGCACAATTCGACTTTCACTATCATTTGAAGTCATACTTCTATCATCGTCATCTTCATCGTCCTCTTCTTCTTCATCGTCGTCTTCAGCTTCACCATCATCATCTTCATCTTCTTCATTATCACCGTCATCGTAATCATCGTCGTCATCTTCAGGTTCCTCTCTTTTAACAAATTTAAGAGGCTTATTACTACTTTTGGGCTTTCTTTCACTTGAGGCACTTGATAAAGAAGATAAAGATGACGATGATAAAGATGCTACTTCACTACTTATTTTATTTTTATTAAATAATAAATCAGTTCCTGTTATAGGTTTTTTATTATAATTATTTAATTCTAATAAATCATTCATCTTATCTTTAATTAAAAATTATATGTTTATATCGATTATATAAACGAAGTAATTAAAAAAACCAATTTAATAATTTATTGGTAGTCCTAATTTCATTATCATTTGTATTTAAAGCTAATGGTTTAATTGAAGATTCTTGAGTTGTTGACGGAGATGATACCGGTTTTCTTTCAAGGATATTTATGATGTTTGTTTCTAATTCCTTTAATCTATCACCGAGTGTTTTAATCTCTGGTGGCGGTTGATTTACAGCACATTTATTGGTACTTTCACTTATAGTAAAATCTAATCCAGATAGATAATAATAGTTATGTTTTGTTAATTTACTAATTTCATCCATAGGAACAACTGTTTTATAATAAATGAAACTGTATAAATCCATATTGATAGTTCCGCCTTTATTTATCATTAAAGGTGCAGACCCTAATTTAACCTTAAATTTTTCTGAATTAGTATATGTAAATTTACGTCTATTTAAATAAAAGGTTACATCGGTAGCTGAATAAACCAATCCAATAACGACAAAATCATTATTAATAATTGAATTTCTGTCAATATCATTAATAAGTCCTTTATATACCACATTGCCAATAGTAATGATTATATCAAAATTTTTATTTGGGTTCTCCTTTAGATTAATATTTATAATTGATTGGGAATATTGAAGATTTGTATTATCTGTGGTTTCTGTGTTTCCGGTCATTTCAAATAAGATATTATTTTGAGCACCAATGTTTTTAATTTTAGCAGAAATAATCATACTGAATTCTGTGAGTTCATTTGTATTTATATTATTCGCAAAATAAAAACTTTTGGGACCATTTAATTGAATGCCATTTAAACTTGCACCCATTGACCCATTTTTATTAATATCATTCGGGATTAGGTTAATATCAGTTTCATACGTAAAATAATGTTTCTCATTTCTTTCAATACCAGTTATAGTGGTTAAATCACATTCATACCATCTTTTTTCATTATTTTTAATTTTAGTTGTTGTGCTATCACCAAATGTATTTATACACATATATTTATTATCCTTGAATGGTATTAGTCTTGAATTCGCTAAATCATCGGGTGTAGCAGGAGTAGTAGTAGGAGTAGCAGTAGCAGGAGTAGTAGCAGGAGTAGTAGTAGGAGTAGCAGTAGCAGGAGTAGTAGCAGGAGTAGTAGCAGGAGTAGTAGCAGGAGTGGTGTCAGTGAATTTATCTAAATTTTTGAATGTTTCTAATTTTAAATTCTCTACATTAAAATAATTTATCAAAATGATTGTAATAAAAAACCCCAGAAAAAAACCCAAAAGTTTAGTAATCATTATATCTTAAAATTATATAAGAATTAATTTAATATTTCTAAGCATATAAAAATATGTCCTCTAATGATGATGATAAGAATAGCGTGTGTTCAGAGAAAGAAGAATTAGAAGTTAAGGATAAGGAGGAAGAAGACGAGGAAGACGAGGAAGAGGATGATGAAGAAGAAGTTGAAGACGATGAGGAAGAAGAGGAGGAGGAGGAAGATGGGGATGATGATGAGTTTGACCCGTCCATCATTCAATTTGAGCTACTCAAGAATTTTCTTGTAGACGAGGAGGGCACTAATGTTTCAACACATTTGGGCTCCATCGCACACGAGTTGCGACGTCTCAATAAAATTCTATCAAAAAAATAAGTAATTAGGCGATATTATATTTGGCCTTTGCGACACTATAATTTCTCATAGTATCTTCAGCGTCCGCCACAGGTAAAATAACCTCTTTAAGAGCATAAAAACTGGGATTACCTCTAACTCTATCTCGTAAGGTTTTTAATGGACACATATCCTTAGTTTCATATAAATGTCGATTTTCATCAAGGATTAATAATAAAGGAGAAACAATCTTTTTACGTCCCTCTGGTTCATAATAAGAATTAGGAAACATAAATTTAATATCGATAACTCCATTATTTCCAATTTCATAATAATTCTTTGTTTTTTCAAATGCGATTTCCTCACAAGGAAAAGGCAAAGCAGTTCCAGAATATGACATCCGAGTATCGGGTGGATTTGGAGCAATGATAACTTTCTTGCTATACATCGAAGGATTTTTTAAATATCCCTTAACAATCATATAGATATCCTCTCTGAAAACACGACAATCTATTTTATCATCGGTAATTGTGATTATCTCCATTATCTCTATTATATTAAAATATTTTAGTAGAGCCTAATCCTTTCTCATTTGTATATCCATTATAACAACTAACACCATCACAATAAACTCCATACATATTCTCAAGTTCCGGATTTTTTTCATTTATTAATTCACCTTTATTACAAGGGATACAGGGCATTAAGTTATTTAAAACATTCTTTCTGTTTTCTTCCATAATCATATCAGAATTTCGTTGAAGAAATAAACGTTGCTCATAACTTGATTTAACTACATTATTTTTGGCTAATAAATCATTGAGATAAGCATTTCTGGCACATCGAGTTTCATAATTGGTAAAGGCGCGACCATCCGCCATTTTTAAAGGACAACTTTTATTATCATAAGTAGCACTACAGCAACTCATATCTATTCTAATTATAAATATCATAAAAAAAATTTAAATTTCGTGTTCATAACAAAGATTATGAATGTATAATTGTTCCTTTCTACCCGCTCTTTGAGCCCTACCAACTGCTTGTTGTTTATCAATACCCATTGAATGATAAATAATAACATCAGTAGCATAATTAATATCGATACCACTACCGGCATATTGAGTGTTTAATAAAATAATCTTAATTTCTCCCGATTTAAACTTCTCAAGAACATTCATCATATGTTGAGTGTTCCCTTTTAAAAATTCAAACTTAATATCATCATCAATCATCTTCTTTTTAATCAAATCAAAACCATTATCATTTCTCGTGAAAACTAAGAATTTACCGTCAGGCTTATTTTTAATGATTGAAATAAAAGTATCCTCTTTATATAAAATCTCCTCCACTGGATTTGCTGAATTATTTTGATTTACAATTGCGATTAAATTATTATAACTTGCTATTCTTGTTCTACAATAAGGACAATTATTATTCCTCTGTATCCAATTCATAATACAACCACCACAAAAGAGATGAGTACATTCAAGCATAATTGGATTTTTAACAGTATCCATACATATCACACAATTATCACTTGATAATGATTTAATTCTTTCCGTTAGGTCACTAATTTTACTCTTTTGAATCTCAATCTCAATATCCAATTTCTTAAGTTTTTGTTGTTTATCATCTTCTGAAATATCCAAATCACTAATATAAACCCTCTCTCTTTCCTTATTCCACAAATCCTTTTTGAGTTCTTTTGAAACCAATTCAATGATATTATCCTCGGTATCACTTTTACCTCCGAGTTCTCGAATGGCACCAGCAAAATCATTCGCATTAATCTTCTCCAAAATAGGACCACTCAAAAATCTTCTTGCGATTAAATAATTAGGTGGTAATTTACATAAATAAGTCTTTTCAATTGGTTCAGGTATATCAAAACTATTCTTGATAAATTTATTACTATTCTTTACTAAAATCAAATTAATCATATGTTCATTATTTATCATTTCCCTAATAGAACAAGTATATTGAGTATTATTATAACCTTTTAATAAATCCACATAAGTTCCTGAAATATGCCAAAAGAAATAATAATGGAGGTTATGTGGCAATTTATTTTGAATATCGTGTGCTTCATCCACCATAATTCTCTTCCAATTTTTAATTACTGGTAAATCTTGAAAGTAATTACAGAAGACTGTTAGGGTAGTATTTTTAATTAAAACGATATCAAAACTTTCCAAATAACTCATTATTTCAGCACGATTATTACCATCAAATTTAGGAATATTATTTTTGATGAAATTAAGATTCGTAACAGAAAGTAATCTTAGATTGGTATTTTTCTTTACAGTTTCCTCCCATTGAACATATACGGGACCTCTTGGAACAATCACAAGAGTTGTATTGAGAATATTATCATCCGTCTTAATTAAATTATTTTTACTGGTAATACTAAGATAATTATAAGAACGATAATAATTATTATGGGTTCTTGTTATATTTGGATTAATATAGATATTCATTGGATTATTTGAAGCTATTAATGATAAAGCAATTAAGGTTTTACCGTAACCAACTTTATCCCCAAGAATACCAACATTACCACTCACCTTAATATCAATTGGCTCATTTTCTGCATTCGAATGATGATAAATATTAAAATTCTTAAGTCTATAATGAATCTCCCCTTGATTTTCCATTTCAATCGCTTTATATAAGGAAGTTAATTGATGGGGCTTTAATTTTAATAATATCTTGTCAGGCTGAGCTGCTAAACAATCATTCTCATTTAACTCCAAGTCATAATGAGTATTTGTATCCATTTCTATTATTAATATTGCCTATTTTTTATATACAATAATGAAAATTATATAAGAAAATAAAACCTACCTTTCATATATATATATATGGAAAAAGAAAGGTCTATTGAAGAAGAAAAACCAAAGAAAAAAAGAGTGGTGATTGGACTTCCTGGTGATAACTTTACCTCAAAATTCCTTATCTCTTGGACAAGTGCTTTGAACGTCCTTTGGGAAACACAAAAATATGATTTAATTGTAAGTCCAGGCGTTAGTTCTTATGTTACATTTGCTCGTATGCAAACTTTAGGTTTAGATGTCCTTCGTGGCATTCAACAAAAACCATTTAATAATCTCGATTTTGATGTTTGGGTTACGATTGATAGTGATATTATTTTTACTCCACAACAATTAATTGATTTAATTGAATCCACTGAGATTCATCCCGTTGTTAGTGGTATGTATCGAATGTCAGATTTAACCCATTTCCCCATCGTTAAAGATTGGAATACTGACTATTTTGCTAAAAATGGAACTTTTGAATTCCTAACACCTGAATTCGTAGAGAAATGGAAACAAGAGACAGGTCTTAAATATATGCCGGTAAATTATACTGGTATGGGTTTTTTTGCTATGAGACGTGAGGTTTTACGTAAAATGACTTATCCCTATTTTAACGCTGAACTTCAAGAGATTATTTGTGATGATGGAACTATTCTTCGTGATATTTGTTCTGAAGATGTGGGCTTTTGTAAAAATATTCAAAAAACAGGAACCCCTATTGTCGTGAATACTGAAATTCGAGTAGGACATCATAAATTAATCTCCGTATAAAAATAAATATGGATATAGATATTTATAATTATCTATTATTAATCGTTTTAGTTATTATAGTTGGATATTTTTCATTGAAATATCTCTTTTTTATTTTAATTGGATTTATATTAGGTGTCTATTTAACCTATTCTTACATCAAATAGTTTTTTAAATCTTTCAGCACATACCTTAACACTCAAATTTTCAATTACATATTCCCTTGGTTTATAAGTATTCAGTTTACTTAAAAATAATTTAAATTTATCATCAAATTCATTACTTTCGTAAAAAAACTCTCCACATTTTTCACTCCAATAAGGAATAGATGTTGCTGGATAAGGTGGATAATCAAATCCTTCTTCCTGATTAAAATTGGTAACATCCCATACAAATAGCGGTAAATTACAACTCATCATTTCTTGAATTGCAAAACCTTGACTTTCGTGAGCATCCAAAACAATCCCGTATTTAGATTTTTGTATATGTTGAATAAAATCATTTTCATCATATCTATGTGAATAGCTAAATATTCTAAAATTAGTAATGCCTTTATTTTTAAGTTTTTCCATTAAAAATTGTAAATCTTCTAGACTTCTACCTTTGAAATAAATTAGGACTTCTGATCTTTTAAGTCCTTCAATTTCATTAAATTTATCTGTATTCACAGGAAATGGAATTGGCTGTAAATTTAGTTTTAAGTTATATGATTTATATATATCACAACACCATTTTGATAATATTATAAATACAACATTATTACGATACTCATTAATAGAATCAAATTTATCATTATCAGAAGGAAGAACGCAAAAATGAGGACCAAATAAATAAAGTTTATTTGGATGTTTATGAATATCTACGGGAAACGAAGCACTGTAAATAATTTTATATTTATCATTTGATATATCCTCTTCGTTACCATAAGTAAAATCCATATTTAAATATTTTAATACTGCTTCAAATCCCTCGCGATTTTTGTGATGTATATATTTATTTATAATTAATAGCATTTAATTATAAACTATAATTAATTCCTTAAATCATTAACAATGGCCGCAAAGATAAATAATATCATCTTTTGAATCATATAAATCCTTATAATTTAAATAATTATGATTATGTAAATTTAGCTTTTCAGCCTTTATAACCAGATTAAGAAGGTTATTATATTTCAAAAAAGAGATTAACTCATTTTTCACATAAATAGCCAATTCCTCAAATGATGAATAATCTTCAATATCTATAATCAAATGAAATCCCCAAAATAATTCATCAGATATTTGAACTATTTTCTTCATTATTATCCTATCATTTTCTAATATCTCTTAAGTCTATTTTTAAATCCTCCTCCTCGTCGAAATAAAGATGACATATAAGTACTTCTGTCACTGGTCATTATTGGTAGTGATGAGGTAGTTGCTTTTGGAGTACTGGAACTTACAGTAGTAGTATTACTTCTATAATTATTATTTGATGATGATGATGATGATGATGAAGAGGAAAATAGATAATAGAATAATCCTATTAATAATACTACTAATAATATACCTAAAATTGCAAAACCAATATAAACCCAAATTTTAAATCTATCCCTTTTTGTTATCTCTTCTTTCTTTTTATCTGACATTTCTCTATTATTTTAAATGGAAAAATAAATAGATTTTTAATAAATAGATATGTCTTTAAAAACTATAAATGTTATTCGATGGATTCAATAAAGATATTTGAAGATGACAATCTCGAAGATGGAGTTAGTAAGATTGCTTTAAGTATAAATAGCAAAAGTAGATTCTATGTTTGGAATAATAATTTTCCTGAACTTCTTTATTCAATTGAAGACGTTAAATGGAAAGGTTATAATAATAATCCCTTGAAATCCACTGACAGAAATAATAGTATTATCAAACAACCCATCATTTATAAATATAAATATGGATTATGTTATTTTAATAAGATTAATATTATTTTTGAAGATGATTTTAAAGATTTAAAAAATAATCATTATTATTTCACTGAGAAAAAAGTTAAGTCATTGGATGAATTAAAGAAAAGAGAAGATAAATTACTTGAATTAGAAAAAAAAGAAACTAAAACGACTGAAAATAGAATTAATGTTCATCGTTATGAATTAAAGGGTCATTTATCATCGAAATATCAATATTTAGCCGATGTTTACGACAAACTAAATACCAATGACTTTGTTCAATATATTCAATGGGTTAATGATAATTATACACTGGTTCATAAATTATATATGTATCATAGTATTTCTTCCAATAATCTAAAATCTTGGACGAATATTGATAAAATAACAGATACTCGTTGTATCAATTGTTATTGTCCTCTTAACAGTAGCTCTACTATCAAAATTACTATTCATAATGATATGAGCATTACTATTAATTTCATTCTCGATTTACGTAAAAATGTTGTAATGGAAACCATTGAAAAAATAATCCAAAATAAAATTAAGTTATATTTACAATCAGTCTTTGAAGAAAAGATTAATATCACACCTGTCGCAATTAAAATCTTTAATTATATAAGTATTTCTAATGTATCTATCGAAAAATTAGCAAAAGTCATTTCCAGTTATCAAGATGTTTTTAAGTCCATTAGTTTTAAGAAATCAATCAATCTTATTTATAAAAGAAGTTCGAATTTTACAAATGATTCATTTGATTATAATATTTATGTTCGTAATCGTCTTATTTTAGGTGTAGATAAAAAGGAAATTATAGAAGAATTGGTTACATTTAATATAACTGAAGAAGAGGCTATTAAAATAATTGAACAAGAAATTGACTTCTTAAATGAATTAGAACAGCAAAAAATTAAGGCAGATTTAACAGAACAAAAATTAAATACCATCGTTGTTATTAAGCCCAGTAAAACTGGTTTTGATATAATCATTCATAATATACCCAATAAAACTGAATTGGGCTATTTAACCTTCTGGTTATCCAAGATTGTTAGCTCAGCACAAGAAACCGTCGTAGTTACCAAAAAGAAGGTTGTTAAACCAGTAACCCCTCCCTCCTCATCTTCCTCAACGAAAAGCGATGAAAGTGTTGATTTAGGAAAAATAAGCTATTCATCCTCTGGTGGTGCCAAAAATGATGATAAAGATAGATATAAAATTACTTTATTACAAAATACAGATAAGGAGTTGTTTGGTGAAAATTATGCCCGTGATAAATGTCAAAAGAAAAATCAACCTTTAGTCATCGATAAAGAAACACGTAATAAATTAAAAGAAGATGGGAAATATTATGTAGATAATGAGGTTTATTATGGCAGTAAAAAAGAAAATATGAATTTTTATATTTGTCCTCGATATTGGTGTAAAGTTTCTAAAGTTCCTGCTCATCCTGAAACTGGTGAATGTCCCATACCTGACGAAGAAAAGATTGAGAGCTTTTTTGATAATCCCGGGGAAGTCGGTGTGAAGCGATATGTACATCTGGTGAAACCAAACAAGGAAAATGATATTTGTGCTCCTTGTTGTTTTAAAAAACCACCTAAAGATTCTGACTTGGGTAAATGTAAAAATTATGAGACTTATGACCCCAAGAATTTAACAAAAGGGGTTATTGATGAAAAAGATGAAAATTATCTGGTAAATGCGAATGCTCCCATAAATCCAGGTAGATATGGCGTAGTTCCTAAACAATTACACGAATTATTATCATTTTCTACATCTATAAAGGCTGATAAAATACTGGTAAGAAAAGGAATTATTCATAAAGCTTCCACTAAAGATAAGGTTATTCATACCGATAGTTTAATATTTGCTCTAAGTTATCTTTTAAATTTTGATAAGAAACAAACATTTATAAGTGATTTAATTGCCAAAATGGACTTGATTACTTATATGAGTTTGGAAAATGGAAATGTTTGTAAAGCATTTATGGATAGATTACCAATCATTCCAAATGAAAATTTGGGTTTAATTAATGAACTTCAAGAGTATTTAAAGAAATTTCCGGCCATAAGTGAATTATATAAACTTAATTTTAATAAACACGATTATCGTTTATCAAGATTTTTGGCAATATTCAAAAGTTATAAAAAGTTTATCAATTATTTATCAGCAAATGATTATACCACACCTAAAAGCTCTTATTTTATATATGCGATGATTAGTATCATTTATAATAAACTACTTGTTATTTGGGATAAATTAGATGACAATATTTCAATCTTATGTCCTTATTATACATCATTCGATGATTTAATCGCAATTATGGAAATTAATCCAGAGGTAATAATGTTATTGAAAGACGGTAAATATTATGAACCATTAGAAATACGATTTAAAAATAAAGAAACCACGAAAATATTCAAATTAAATGACTATCCTAAATTGGAGGAATTATTGAAATCTTGTAGTGCCAATAATAAGAATTATGATATAAATGATAAAATTTACAGAGACATATATACCCTTAATAATTGGATTAAAACTAAAGTAGTTTTAGATAATTATTCCAAATTTTTATTTGAAACCATTCTTATCAATAATGATTTAACTATTGAGCATTTCTTAACAAAAACAGGAATTCTTATTACTATTGATAAGATTGGTATAAGTTTTCTTCCAAGAATAATAAAGGATTTGAATATTAAAAGGATTGCGTTTTATGATGATTATGTTTCTAAAACCTTTAATATAAATATTTCACTCAAAGATTTAGAAACCTTTAAAAACAAAGTTTTATCTTTAGGTACTATTAAATATAACATAGGTGTTTTAGATACAGATAAACCTCAAAAAGAACCCGTTAATCAATTATTTACCATTCTTACTATAGAACCAAAAGACTTGGGAAATACTAATATCATTCATTCAAGAGTCGAGGACGACCTTTATTTTTATGATAAATTTAATGAAACTGAAAACAAAAAATGGTTTCAATTACAAATGATGGTTTTTAATAAACTTTTAAAGGAATTAGATGAAGAGAAACTTAAAAAACTTCAATCATTACCACGAATTGATTATATAAATAAGATTATGAGTTTTTTTACTACCAATCCAGATAAAAATAAAATTAGAATTATTATTGAGGAAATTCCTATTTATAGCATCAATCATATTAAAAATTATTTAAATAAAATGACTTTATATTACAAATACAATTTCTTAGATTCAAATATAATCAAAGATGAAAAAAGAAAACAATTCCAATTTTCACAAGTTGCTTTAAATAAAGGTATGGATGAAATCATTAACTATCACAAATCAGCACCACTTACAAGCTTTAATAAAGAAAAGGAGATGGTTTATGAATTTGATGATAAAACAGTAAAAGAGGATACTTCAAAATTACCAGAATTAATGAAAGGCACATTTGAACCATTGAATAGTAAATGGGTTATGCATAAGAAAAGTAAATGGTATTTAATGGAAATACTTAAAGTTGATTATTATCAAAATAATTATTTTCGTGAATTTTTTGAATGGTTTGCCAATTTTATTCACATTAAAACCAGTTATCAGAACTTACTTGATATCACAGTTCAAAAATTAATTGATTATAGAAATAATGAGAATGTAATGAAAACCTTATTTAAAGATAAGACTATATTTAATGTCTTTTCCCTATTAAGTGGTAAATTTTATAAAAATGTAAATGTTTATTGGGAGAAACACTATTCGAAATTGACAAATAATCAAAAACTGGAATTAATTGACAAAATTAAAAAGGATGGATTACATCCAAATGACTTAATGATTATTACAATGTCAGAAATTTTAAATATTTCCATTCTTATTATTCATCGAGCTGTTTATGGAACCACCAAAAATGATGATATCAGAGGTGGATTAGATGATTTAATTGTATCTTCAACTTTTATAAAAGCTCTTAATAATTATAAAAACAGACCTCTTTTAATCTTCTTTAAACTCACTGATGAAGACGAAATAACCAATTATCATTTAGTCTTTAATAAAACTACTCCTGTAAGTACTAAAAGCTTTTATTTAAAATTAGATGATATTCCAAATGAAATAAAAGTACTGATTGAAGAACATATTAGACTTGACGATAAAAAAGATATGGTTTTATTAAAGTAATGATTGATAATCCCAATAGATATAACCATCCAATATTTGAAAAATAACACCACATCGAACCCCAAGTTTTATATTTCCAATGATAATACAAACTTACGGATAAGAGAGTTACTGTAAATATAAATGTTGACTTATATTTACTTAGGTAAGTTGGAATAAGATAAAAGGCTAAGCCAATGATTATCCATATTAAAGGCAACTCTAACCAATACCACGACAAATGTTTATTTTTACCTATTCGCATTCGAAAATCCACGAATCTTAATTGAAAAGTTATGAATAAAATTGCGAATATAAATAATGATAGTAATAAGATTTTTGATGCTTTCTTATCAGGTAAAAGGTAATTTAATAATATCAATTGTATTACTATTGTTAGAAAAGCAAGAATACTTAGATATTTATTTATAGTTAGATTATCATAATAAGTCCAAGTTAAAAATTCTATAAATTGTATAAATGTAATTGACATCAGAATTAAAATCGTTTTTGGTGGGACAACCCCCAAATAATAAACGATAATCGCAGATATACATCCATATATAAAGGTACGTAGGGAAATTTCAGCATTATAACACATTTCTATAATTAAGGAAATAATATAGAACCAAAGGGAAATCTTATTATATGATTTTTATTTTCATCAGTTAATAAATCAAAACGATTTAAATCCTTATTATGCCACCAATCATAATGAAAACTTACATACATCGGTATTTTATGCTTTGAATATAATTCAAGTAAATCATTTAAAATAAACTCTTCACCTCCTTCAATATCAACTTTGATAATAGAAATATCATTTATATCAATATCTTTTATTAATCGATTCACAGAAATAGTTTCTATTTTATAATCATTTGTATCATCATTATTTAAATAAATTTGTGAGGTACTATCATTTAATTTTGAATTGGAAAGATATTTATTTTTGCCAAAATTTACAAAGGTGTCATCTACATTATAAATGGCTTTATTGATGAGGGTATAGTTATTATCACAATTATTTTTCATATTTAAACATAAATCTTTATAAGTCTGATGGTCTGCCTCTATAGAATATACATATTTAGATTTTCTTGACCCATACATAGAAATAGAACCTATCCAAGCACCAATATCAATCAGTATTTTATCTTTTGATAAATATCTGTCGAGAATATCAAAAGTTTCTCTTTCCCAATTGAAATAGACATCACGCCAATACGTTATATTTTCATCGTTTTTATTTATGAAAAAGAATTCATCATTTTTATTTACTTTTTCATAATTCTCATTAATATCTTGAATTGTTTGTGATTTTATTGTGGATATTTTATCAGTATTAATATATATCAAATATTTGTCATAAATATTGATAACTTTGGAATCATAATACCAAGGTAAATGTTTTGCCGTAAAATTCGAAGCAACTCTCAGTGAAGTATAAAAATTATACTTTTTATTAATTAACGCAAATGTCGTATCTAAGGGAACATAATAAACATCAATGTTATTGTATTGATGTTTATTTATCCAAAATTGTTTTTCCCAGTCATATATCGTTTGATTACAAAAATAAAGACCTTGATACATTTTTTCTGAATCACTTATATCTAACGCAAATCCAACCCTATAGCATTTAAAAACTTCTGACATATCTATTAATATATCAATGAAGTTTGATGGTAAATTTTCATTAAATTCTAAATCTGGGTCTGTCAAAACAAACTTATCAGGTAACTGATTAAATAAATCAACATTTCTTGTTGAGTCAACCTGAGGAGCAAGATTTTCAGGCCTATTAATTATTTTAACATCCACCCGATTTAAATAATCAATCGTTTTTGGACAAGTGGAACAATTATTCATAATAAAAATATTCTTATAATAATTTTCATTTATTTTCTTGATTTGTCGTATGGTATTATCAACATATTTATAATTATTATAACAGATTACTATAATAGGAATATCCATTAATATAAGCAATAATATTATTCTTTATATCCAAAGATTAACTTATTTATAGTCGTGTTTACACAAAATAATCTATGAAGTATTATTCCTAAGATGAATAATATTAGAAGAGTTAGGAAAAAATTTAAATTAAAAACCTTGGCTATTATAAAAGCCCCGATAATTGTACCTAAAACATCGACAATGGCCAAATTCATAAATCGATAGGAATGAGCCCCTTCATTTGGCCTTCCGAAGATTTCACTAAATTCCTTAAACGGACAATTCATCTTTATTTTTATACATAATTTAAATTACGAGAATTACGAAGACAGCAGTTATGTTATTATTAGGAGGAATGATGGCAAGTATGTTATTAATATTAAATCAATGTTTATAACTATTACCTAATTTTATTATAGATAGAAATGAAAAATCTTCCTATTTTGTTTATTTTCGATTTAGATTTAACAATAATTGGTGAATCTAAAAATATTAATTATTACAAATATGAACTTCTCGGGTTTATTAACCAAAATTGCGAACATAAAAAAATGAATGGTGATATTTGTAAAATTAATAGGAATGATTGGATTAAAGTGATACCTGATGGATTTATTAGACCGGGATTTAAAGAATGTGTATTATCCATTAAGGAAACATTTCCTACAGCGGAGTTTTTTATTTTCTCGAATGGTACAAATGATTATGTTAAGGATTATAGTAAGGTAATTGAGAATAAAACAGGAATAAAATTTAATGATTTAATATTATCGAGAGAATATAATCTTATTACGCAAAATAATAAATATTCCAAGGATTTATCAGATTATATTCAAGAATTAATCATCAAAGCATTAAGTGATAAATATAAAAAAGATATTCTCGAAAAAAATAGAAAGTTAATATTCACAGAAAGAATGATTATTATAGATGACAATCAAGTTATATGGAATGATAATCCCAATTTAGTAATTTGTCCCCCTTATAATTATGTTCCTATTGTTGAATTAAATCAAGATATATTAAATTTAATTTGTAAAAATAATGCTGTTATGAGTTTTATTCAATCTACATCCGCGAAAAATATGATATTTCCACCAATATCTGTAAATGGAAAAAGCAATGAAGAAGTCAGACAAAGTTATCATCTCTTTATAGCAGATGCTTATTTAAGAAATATGGATGTAAATTTAAAATCATTAAAAGATGATTTTTTTCAAAAATTTTCAAAAGCTCTAAAATCAAGAAAAACTATGGATAAACCATTTACAAAAGCATTTATTAAGAAGTTGAATTCAAATAATAAACAGACCAAGCTAAATAATTAGCAAATATTAACCATAATAAATACGGGATTAATAAATAAACTGATATAAGAGTCTTATCTGTCTTTGAAAATTGAATTAATGTTATTACTGCTAATATAAATATAAGAGTGGTTAAAATAGCAGCACCCAATTTTTGTTTATAATAAAAAAAGACTGGACTATATGCAAAATTAAAAATGAGATGAATAATTGGCAATATCCAATATTTAAATTCTTGTTTATATAAACCATAATAATAAGAAATACCTATAAGGATATATAAGATAGTCCAAGCGATTGGAAAAACGAGTCGCGGTGGATTAAATTGTGGTTTCTTTAATTTTTCATACCATTCATCTGGCTTTCCAATAGACCCAATGAGAAAACCTAATAATAATGGAATAACTATCCATAAAGAATAAAAATCGATTTTCATTCTTTTATATTAATTTTAAAGATAATTAATTAATGATTACTCGTCTAATTGACGCGTTAACATATATCTTGTTTCCTTGATGTGTAACCCTAAAGTCATAATTGCGAAAGTTAAATAATAACTCATCATTGGTAAGAGCAGTGATATACGGATTCGAGAGAGAATTGGTGACACCCTTTGAAAAGGTTAACCAATCATCCTCGTTTGCGAAATTCATAACATTGGCATCAATGGTAGTACCATTTGAGATGCCAGTGGTGATATCATAGATAGAATCAATTGCCTTGCTAACACAGCTAAACATCTCTTTTGTTTTGGTGATATATGAAAGGAATATAAATAATCATTTTTTTATGAGAAATAATAAAAATAAATCCAATTCTACTTAAACAATCTTAACTTCCTGTTTCTTGAGAGTATAACACTCATCCTTATCCTTTAATTTATAATTGAACCCTATATCCATATCATCGAATTCTTCTGTGATTTCTTCTGGTTCCTCCTCGATAACATCAACAGCTTTCTTGGCTTTCTTTTTATCTACTGATTTTAATAATTCAATCATCAGTTCCTCATCTAAAACTATATCGAAATTTCCTGAACCACAGTTAGGGACTTTCCCTAACATCACTTGTGGTGAAATTCCAGAGGTATTATCATATTCAGAGAAGATACTACCGTTAATAAGCATATCCACACTCTCCTCAAATGAAGACTTACTTAAAGCACTACTTGAATTTCTGTTAATTCCGTGTCTATCAATCGACATTAATGTTCCCTTATAAGTCATTGTATCTATAAGTAGGGACAGATGTCTATAATTCATCGAACCCTCACCTGTCACATTTACCAATTCATTATATAAAGCATTTCTGGCTGCTTCAATTCCCAATACACTATGAATTTCTCTGATATCATTTGAAATTGTTCTTGTTTGGTCTATGTTTGGATTTGATAATATTTCCATCAGATTTGTGCCATCTGTATCTAATACCCATTCAACAACCTTTTCAAATTCTCCCTTATCATCATTATAAATCTCATTTTGTTTCTTATTTAATGAAACCTTATTTACTCCCTTATATCCCTTCAACAATACTTGATATACGATATTATGTTCCATTGCTTTAATAGCAGCAATTTCATCCTTATTTTCAATATCCTTACAAGCATATTCCGTCAATTTAATTCTAAATATACATTCCTCCGCATTATCATCACTATAAACACAATCGATATATTTATTATAAGCCTTGTTCAATTTCGTATAAATATCAATCATTCTCAATCCATAAGTAACCATCTTTTCCTTATTAAACTTCATTCGCAACACCCAAGGTGACTTGCTTCTGTGTTTATCAATAGCGTCATATAACTGTTGGAATTTATTATAAATATCCAACATTGGTTTATCTCTTTTAATTGTATTCTCACTATCCCAATAAATTTCACTATACTCGAGAATATCAGACAATCGAGTAATTTCAATACTATTCTTAACATTCAAAGCAATCATCTTTGTTTTATCAATTCTTTCATCCTCATATTCGCCATTTTCATTCATCTTAGGATTTACAACAGTAGCAACATCCGGTTTCATATAGATGATAAGTGTAGGTGTTTTAGTCTTCTTTGTGGCACTTAAAATTTCCTTCAATCGAGGCACACCACTTGTGGCTTTCACAGCTGCTGCTGTACCTGACACGTGGAATGAATCAAGAGTCATTTGAGTACCCATTTCACCAATGGTTTGAGCTGCCACAACTCCAACCATTTCACTCGGCTGTACCAATCCTTCATTGAAATATTCATAAATTTGACCAACTAACCAATCAAACATCGCCTTTGTAAAATTATTCTTAATAATCATTCGTTTTGGTGATAAGAAAGCTCTTACAAGAATATGGAAATGTATCATTCCTTGTTCTTGGTCTTTCACATATAAATCTTCAATAATCTTATCAATTTTGTCTAAGACATAATCAGGTGTAAGGTCTGTTAGTGTCCCAGTGATTCCAACAGTATCTCGACGTTTCACCGCCGTAGTTATTAATCTACTAAATGGTATCGGATAAGTAATTTTGCTATTTTTCTTATTTCTATTTACTTTCTTGATAATAAACATCTTATCATCAATCAAATCCTTGAAATGTTCATTTAATCTTTCATATGTCTTTTGAGTTACCTCTTTAAAAGCCTCTGGAGTTAAATAAACATTCAACTTATCTATCTCTGTTAAATTATATTCCTCCTCCATTTTCATAAATGACATCTCTATGGTTGGTAAGAATTGCTTCTCTATCTTACAACCATCCATTCCATCCTCCCCATATATATACTGAATAATCGTTCCACTTGAATTTCTGACAGTATTATCATAATAAACCTTAGCATCTTCCATCGCTTTCACAAGTCTTCGCTGCACATAACCGGTCTCACTTGTGTTAGCACAGTGTATCGCGTGTTTTGTAGAAAAGTTACCTGTTTCAGGAACAGAAACATCATAAACTTTACGATATTTATCCCTGAACTCGTCTTCTTTAATTTTCTGAATTTCAATAATTTCATCAAGAATAACGTCATTATTATACTTGAAATTTAAATGTTCATTATTAATTTCTAAACTTGCTAATTTTTCTTGCTTTTCAATATTAACTAATTTAATATTATCCTTGAATAGTTTTGCCCATTGAGCACGAATAGATAATACATATGAAGGCATAGTTGATTTAATAATAGCATCAGGTCTTTCTGTTAATTCTCTAACAGAAATTTTTCCAAATATACCCAATCTTGAAAATAATAGTGATAATCCAACAATTAATTCCTTTGATGTTGAACCAGCACGAATTGTTTTAGTTTGTGTATCAATATTTCCATCTCCCGAAAAATAACCATTAATAATTCCTTTAACAAATTCAATAGGTGCTGTATGAGCAATATTTGGTATAAATTTATTAGCAGCACCATGTCCAATAAACTTGTGTAGAAATTGTGCCAATATTGTACAATAACCTGTAGTAGTTACACATTTGTATTTTCTATTTAATGTTCTTTCGTTAACCGACGAATGAATGTCAAATTTATTAAACCAATTCGTCACAAATTCTATTACACCTTTTTCATCTTTAGTAATAGATACATCTCCTTGTTTTTCTCTTGCATTTCCATCAGCTAAGAATAATCCAATGAAAATGCCATTATCTTCATTTAATTCAAATTTATCAGTCATATGGTATTTTGCAGAATTACTTGTATATGTATATAAGCAACCTTTTTTGATAATTTCCAGTCTATCCTTTCCTTCATTGAGAGTTCTTCTCAATGCCTTTTGATTTGGATAAGGAAGAGTAAAGGTCTTTCCATGATTATCCTCCCACCAAGTTTTAGGCAAATTTTTAGTAGTACATTTATTAATTAATTCATTTGCTGTGTGTAAATCAGTTCCATAAATATATTCAGTCTTTGGAAAATATTCTGATAAATCGATATAACTATTTGTTACCGGTGCTTCCGGTAAATTCATAGTAACTGGAATACAATCCCCAATTTTAACATCAGGTGTTTCCTTTTTATCAAATTTAGTTCCGTTCCATACAATTAAAGATTTTGATTTTGTAACAGTGACATCTCTGCCACTTTTAGTAGTAATCTTATATAAAACATCACCTGGGTCATGTCTACTTACATTTGTAATTTTTCCCCATATAACCTTTCCATCATTATGACAGGAAGGAATATAGATATCATTTGTGACTCCCAACATTTCCATATTTGCGTCTTCGGGGCCGAATAACTCAACCCCTTCTTTATTTTCGGGATTATCGATTTTAGAATCAATCCAATCTCCGATATTCACGCATTTAGCTTGTCCATCTTCAATAATTATAATAGGAGTATCTCCTGTAACTGATTTAACAGCTGTATCAATTAATCCTTCACGTCCACCCATAGCGTGAAAGAATACCTCTTGTGGCGATAAACCACTGATGAAACTATTCTCCACAAAACCACGAGCTTCGGGACCATCATCATACTTCGTAAAATGAGGTAAAGTTCTGTCACTGAATCCATAGGAAATTCGCTTACCATCCACATTTTGCTGACCAACACAGGCCATAATTTGTGCAATGTTAGTTTCTTTTCCTTTAGACCCTGATTTGACCATATTAAACATACGATTTGTCTTCTCATCAATCTTGGTAAGACTGATACGAGCAACTTCATTCGTAGTCTGATTTAAAATTCCAATAATCTCTCTCTCAATAAATTCCTCATTATTAAAGATGCTATTATTCTCAACATCTCCTTTTCTCATATCTTCCAATTTCTTATAGGCATTCGCCTTCATCTCTCTAATCTTATTATTCAATTCACTGTCAGTACTTTTATCAGTTACTAAATCACTGATACCAATACTGAAACCAGCGGTTAATAACCATCTACATACCAATCTCTGAGTATTATCTAAGAATTTCTTAATTTCAATGGGACCATAATCATGATAAATCACCGGAATCAATCCATTGGTAATATTGTGAAATACTGCTTTATCTAAATTACCAGACACTAAAGTGCTGTTATTAATAACAACCTTCTGTCCAGCCTTGTTTTTCTCTTCGATATATAATGATGGTGGTAGGATTTCAGAGAAAAGTTCTCGACCAGTATAAGTATAATCCTTGCTGGGTTTCGCCAACTTTCCCTTGAAATAACTATTACACATCTGTAAATTTGCCATTTGCTTATCACTTACAATCGTATAATCCTTCGTAAGTCGAAATGAACCTACGAGAGTATCTTGAACAACTTCAATACTTGGCTTTCCATCCCTTTGTGCTAAGATTAGATAAGGGACGGCTGCCAAATCCTTCAATTCACTCATCGTTTGAATATTCTGCGGACAATGAAGATTCATCTCATCTCCATCAAAATCAGCATTATACGGAGGTGTATCTAATACATTCAATCTGAAGGTCTGATATGGCATAATGATTACTTTATGACACATCATACTCATCTTATGTAATGACGGTTGGCGATTGAAAAGAACATAATCACCATTATTAAGATGTCGATGAACGATATCACCAACTCTCAATTCACTCACAATCTTATCAAGAGTTCCGTTTTTCTCCGGATACATTAAATTAATCGTATTTAAATCTTTGACCTTCTTCACATACTTCGCACCAGGCCATTTATTCGGACCATTCATAATCAATTTCTTCATTTCATCAATGTTATATTCATTTACCACCTCTTGGAAAGTGATATTGAGAGCAACACGAATAGGTACGCCTAATTCATCAATACTAATATAAGGGTCTGGGGTAATCACCGAACGAGCTGATTGGTCAACTCTCTTTCCGTTCAAATTTCCACGAATTCTACCATCCTTCTTTCGCATTCTATCGCAAATCGATTTTAATTTCCGTCCATTCCGTTGTTGAGATGGAGCGAGACCGGGAATCTGATTATCGATGAAAGTAAAGATGTGGTATTGGAGAACCATAGTGATTAACTTAATTGTTTCCTCACTGGCTCCCTTATTAATCTTATCAATGATACTATTATTAGCCTTTACTATATCACATAATTTATGAGTTAAATCATCCTCTCTGCGTTGACCATTCTCCTCAATGATACTTGGACGAACGGCAGGAGGAGGAACGGGTAGAACGGAACAAATCATCCATTCAGGCCTATTCCAACGGGGATTAAAACCCATAACTTCCATATCCTCCTCACTAATCCTCTTGAAAATTCTCAAGACATCCTCAGCAGTAAATTCCAGTTGAGTAGAGGTCTCTTTTGATTTATCTTTCCATTCAGCAATAATTTTCATCGCTGATTCCTTATTATATCTATCGGGTTGCTTCGCACCACAACCAATATGTTTATCGTCTCCACAACTCTTAATTTTAGTAGTGGTATTACATAACTTAAAATAAGCTTCCCATCGTTTTTGATTGTTCTTGATGGCCATAATTTTACTCATATCATTCTTTAAATCCTCGTTCGCAGTTTGAGGTGAAATAAGGATTCTTGAACATCTATAACAAACACATTTCAAAATTTTCTTAGTAATATCAAAGAACATAGCGTGAAATACTGGCTTCGCCAATTCAATATGTCCAAAATGACCCGGACAGAAAACATTCTTTTGTTCACAGGTACTACAAATTTTATTATGTTCCAATACACCCATCCGTGAGTCAAATAAACCACCAATCACCGGTTCATTGCCTGCATAAGTATCAGTCTTTGTGATATTTACCACAGACCGTTTCTTAATCTCTTCAGGACTTAAGATACTAAATTGAATTCCTTTAACTTCTTGAATTTCAACTTTTTGATCATTATATGATAACTCAGCATAAATGGACATATCTATTAATTATATAAGTTAATTTTAAATATAATAATCATTTTTTATTTAAAATGAAAAAATGATTGTTAGCTAATAAAAAACAATTATTAATGCTATCTAATAAAGGAACTGGTGCTGGTGGCTCTAATACGAATTTTTATGGTAAAAAATTTGAAGAAAAAACAGATAACACCTATGGTTATACTAATCACGGGGATTATATGTCGAAGAAAAATGGAGGTATCACTATTACTCGCGTGTGTCAAAATAAGTTTCAGAAATTTATTAAAGATAAATATAAAATCGATTTATATAGACGTCCAGATGAAGCATATATTATTGAATGTGAATCAGGGAGAAAAATAATTAAAATTCTTGAAAAAAAAGAACAAAACCGTGAGGGGTCAGTAGAAACTAAATTATGGAGCGGTGTTGCTTTAAAAAGAGAATATGAATTAAGATTTGGTAGTGGTTTCGAGATATCTTATGCTTTCTGTGTAAATGATTTCTTAAAGAAAAAATTTGTATCAAATAATCAAAAATATATAGATTTAAATCAAATTCTTAAAGAGGCGGATATAGCAGTGCTATTTGGTGATGATGACGATTATTTTGAGAAAATAGACATTTGGATTAATAGTTCTTTATAATAACTTCTTTGGCAGTAGCATTTGGAGTTTTAGAATGAATGGCTCTTTTACAAGTAATATAAGTAATTTTATATGTGTCATTATGAAAATTATCACGTATTAGTGGTACATCTGAATTACTCATCATTATTTTTATGTTATTTAAACTATGAATCAATTTAAATAATTGAATATGATTATCAATAGTAAAACCCTTTTCAGTATATTTTACAAATGAAACTTTTGTTTGAGGAGCATAGGGTGGGTCTATATATATGAAATCTTGGGGATGATTCTTATTCTTGATTAAATTCAATGGTTTCTCAAAATCATAACATTCAAACGTAACATTTTGAATCAGTTCATTTACTTCTTTTAAATGAGTAATATTAATAATTTCGGGATTTTTATAATTTCCATAAGGAACATTAAATCCATTTTTACTCATTCTATAAATGCCTCGAAAACAAGTCTTATTTAGAAAAATAAATAATGCTGAACCTAATAACCCCTTTTTATCATTTAACTCATTGTACTTAATTCTCGTCAAATAGTAATAACTTTCCTTATTTTCATAAGAATTAAATTCTGATATCAATTCCTGTATTTGATTATATAGTTCTTCATAATTAGATTGAATATTTTTATACATATAAATCAAAGGTTCATTTAAATCATAAGCATTTATAGTACCATTGACCTTAATAACCCCTTTTTTTATACTTGACAATAAAGCAAATAAAACACTACCGCCACCCAGAAAAGGTTCATAATAATCATTTATTTCTGTAGGAAACTCAGCAATTATTTTATCAATTATTTGTGTTTTACCCCCTACCCATTTAACAATAGGTTTTATCATTTGTAAAAATTAATTTAAATATAATATTCATTTTTTATTTTAGTAATCTTCTCATAATATTTATTTTTAAGGTCTTCATATTCCTTTATTATTCCCTCATTATATAACCATCGTTTCGAATAAATATTCAATTTATGTTTTTCATTAAAAAGTACATAAATAATCAGATAAATTAATGCTACAATTAAGGTTGTTTTTAAGATATCTCGAACCGCTATATAAATAATCGCAAATAAAATGGTAGCTTGAACAAAATTGTTCTTAATTAACTTTTGTTGAAAATCAGTAAGACCAAAATCTAAATATCTGGCTCCAACTTGCATTAATATCATCGATATCACAAAAAGAGGATCCAAATCAAACATTTCCCTAATTATTATAAATATGGATATAAAAATAAATTACAATGATAGATTATTAAATGATAAATAATACCACTATTGTCGAGTTAATTATGACAACAAATATAACTGGTGTTATTACAGCTAATGTTACAAATCATACATCAGATGCTTTTCGCGTAATTCCCAAGACTATTTTTGCTTATTTATCTTTAGCGGTTTTCAAGGTATTCAAAATCAATTATTATTAAATTATATTCATAAATGTGTTTCCCCAATTAGAATCGGTTTTATAGTACATTTATTTTTTTAATTCATTAATTCCTAAATTGATTTCTTTATTAATCTTTCATAAGAAATTGTTAAATAATTAATTCATGATTTATAAAATGTATTACCTGAATTATATGATAAGAAAGAATACAAACAAAATATTGAAAAATATCTATTAAAATGTATAACGTAAATAGAGACTTTAAATATTTTTTATAGAAGAAAAATAAATGAAATTAAAATACCAAAAAATGCATTATATATTATTTGAACGGTGATGAAACTTATAAAGATAGAGTTATAAAGAAAACCTTATATAAAAATCATTCAATATCTTTTACAAATAAAGGTTTAATTGGAAATTGTATGATAGTATTTACATTAAAACCATCAAATTCATTTATAGATGAATGAGACATGTAATCTCTAAGTTGTTGTCTATATATTTTTAATTCTCTTATTTTATTATCATCAATACTTGGATAATCTGGTAAAAAGTATTTATCTGTATTTGCTAGTATTTTATTTCTTTTTTCTCTTAAATATTCAATATAATTTTTTTTTGCATTATCTTTAACTTCTTGTGGAACTTCATCGGGTGATATTACAGTATGAATAATAGGCTTATATGATTCATTATTATTTATATTCTGAAATATTTGATGTATATTTTCCATAGTTATTATATATATATATAATAATTAATACCATATTTCCGTGACATGTACCATTGCATTATTTACATAATACAACCATCCTTTCCAATTTCCAGTAACAGAACCTTGAGGTGTAAAATAAGGGAGATAATATGAACTACTACTATTAAAATAAACACCAATACCTCCATTATATGTTCCAGGTGATAGACCGGTTCCTATCCATACTCCAAAAGACCCTGCTATATTAATATATAATACAACGTTTGATCCTTTTGTTGGTATTTCCCAAGCAGTTGGAGAACCTGTTGCTAAGAAAGAATAAGAAATTATTAATGGTATAACATATCCTCCTTTATGAAATAGATTACCATTATTAGCAATTCTAAATCTTTCAGTAGTGCTATCAGTTGTATAAAATATATGACTGCCTGCTGTTCCTGTAGATACATATTCAATATTTCCATTTGCGTTTGTTCCACCTCTATCTCTTCCCGATATTATTATTCGTGTGTTAGTTGAACCATCTGTATCTATAGTTCCAATTAATGAATAATCAGCAATACTATTCGCTATTCTTAATCTACCAGCATTTCCAACTTGAAATATTTGTGTTGGGGTAACATTACCTATGGCAACATTACCATTATAAAAAATAGAGTTTCCTGATGTAGTCCATTGTGAACTAATTACATCCTGTCCATTGACTTTATATTTTTGTGTAACATTAATATTACCATTAACATCTAAATCATATAAAGGATTATTAGTTTTAATACCAATATTACCCGATGAAGTAATTCTCATTACTTCATGTGTCATATTAACAGTAGTTGAATCATTATTGTTATTACATAAAAACACTATAGAACCTCTATCATACGTATTTGTTCTAACATGTCCTATTGCACATTTACTCCAACTAGCATTTTCCGTATTTAAACACATAAATGTACCTGATGTTCCACCATCATTAAATGCTCCAGCACTTATTTTTAAAGGATAACTCATTCCTACAGCAGATAATCCAGAACTAACATGAAGATTATTTTGTGGATTATTTAAATTTATGCCTAATCTACCGTTATCAATATATAAAGAACCATTTTTTAAATGAAGTTTTTGTTCTGGTATTGCGGTACCAATACCCACCCACCCCAATTTTGTTGAATTATCATCTATTAAAGTCATTACATCTGATGTTCTAATTCCCATAGTTATTGTTCCAACATTAGCATTTGTAAAACCATCACTACTATCCATTAATATATATGTACTTGAACTATGATTTGCGCGTGCATAACCATTAGTACTTAATTTAATGGCAGTATTATAATTATTTACATAACATCTATCATATACAGTTAAAAATGGATTTGTAATTCCAAAATTACCTCCAATTGTAGAAAATGATACAAATCTATTAAAATATTGAGGTGCTGGTTGACTTCCTTGAGGGGGATAAGCAAATCTAAAAGAAATATTGCTACCATCACCAGTAACTTTAAATCTTTCAGTTCCATTTGTTCCAAATATTAAATCTTTATTTTCATAGTTCCAAACATAACATTCATTACCAGCTCCTTTAATTAAAGCAAAACCATCTGTATTTGCACTACCTGTTCCGCCATCCGTAATATTTATTCTTACATCTTGTGATGCTGCAGATTTATGTAAATGAAGTGTGGAGGAAGGAGTTATATTCCCTATTCCTACATTACCAGATGAAGTAATTCTCATTACTTGATGTGTCATATCAACAGTACTTGCATCATTATTGTTATTACATAAAAACACTATAGAACCCCTATCATACGTATCTGTTCTAACATGTCCGATTGCACATTTACTCCAACTAGTATTTTCTGTATTTAAACACATAAATGTGCCTGATGTTCCATTATTGTCATATGAACCTGCACTTATTTTTAAAGGATAACTCATTCCTACAGCAGATAATCCAGAACTAACATGAAGATTATTTTGTGGACTATTTAAATTTATGCCAACATTACCATTATAAAAAATAGAGGTTCCGGATGTTGTCCATTGTGAACTAATTACATCTTGTCCATTGACTTTATATTTTCGTGTGACATTAACATCACCAATAACATCTAAATCATATAAAGGATTATTAGTTTTAATACCAACATTACCTGATATTATAAGATTACGATATAATTTAATTATTACTATTCCTGAACCGCCACTTGCACCATATCTGTTATTACCACCTCCTCCACCTCCTCCACCACCACCTGTATTAGGTTCTCCAGCACTATTCGAAATATAAATACTTGATGATGAAGCATATTCGGATGCTCCCCTTCCACCTCCATGAACACCATCTCCACCATCTGGTACTGGTGCTGTTGCTATATATGTTCCCCCTCCACCTCCTCCACCATAACCAACTGGACTTCCTATTATAGAACAAACAAATCCATTTCCACCATTTCCTGCTTTAGTTGAAGAAGCATTTCCACCATTACCAACAGCACCACCTCCTCCACCCGAAGCTCTATTCAATTCTCCTCCATTTAAACCACCGTTTCCACTTACTGAATTTCCTGTACCTGGACCAGCATTTTTAGATTGACCACCACCTCCACCACTTGAATAATTATTTGTTACTAATGAACCTGCTGTAGGTGTAGCACTTGCTGTTTGATTAAAACCATGACCACCTTGACCTCCAGCAGCAAAAATGGTAGTAAAATTATTTCCACTTATTGATGATGTTGAGCCATTTCCTCCTGCTAAATGATCAGTATAAGTAGGAGCACCCCCCGCACCAACAGTAATATTATATGTACCTGCTGTAAAAATTATATTTGTTAAATATATTACATCACCACCACCTCCACCACCACCATGTGTACCACCAGCACCACCGCCGCCAACAACAAGAACATCACAAATAGTATTATATATAAATGTAATGGATCCATTTTGCAAAAAAACATAAATATTATCATTGGCAATAATATTATTATTAGAATTAATCCATGGTATATTATTAAGATTATTATAATTAAGAAGAATATTACTTGTATTCGATAAAACATTTGAGGTAACGAAAATATTTGAGGTTTGTGTGGATGTATAATAATTAGTTAAATTAGTGGTACCTAATAATTGATTACTTGTGGCGGACAAAACATTTGAAGTAACGAATATGTTTGAGGTTTGAGTGGATGTATAATAATTAGTTAAATTAGTGGTACCTAATAATTGATTACTTGTGGCGGACAAAACATTTGAAGTAACGAATATGTTTGAGGTTTGAGTGGATGTATAATAATTAGTTAAATTAGTGGTACCTAATAATTGATTACTTGTGGCGGACAAAACATTTGAAGTAACGAATATGTTTGAGGTTTGAGTGGATGTATAATAATTAGTTAAATTAGTGGTACCTAATAATTGATTACTTGTGGCGGACAAAACATTTGAAGTAACGAATATGTTTGAGGTTTG